GACAACCTGTCACTTGAGGTGACAGAGGCGATATTGGGCTCTTTGCTTCGAAAGAGCCGCCATATTCCAGGACCGATTCGCTTACGAGCGTTTCAGTCACTCCGGCCATTGGTTGATTGCGCCGGTGAGGAACGAGAAGTATCGCATGGGCAGATGATGGGGAGCTACCTCTCCTTTCCCCTCCTTTGTCTTCACAGCTACCTAGCGGCGCGTTGGGCGCTTAAAGGTCGAGAAGGCAATGTCCTCGTAAACGGTGACGACACCCTTGTGTCGGCCAACTGTTTTCTCGAAGTTTCAGATTACCCCAGCGGGTACATGTTAAATGATCTGAAAACAATTCGATCCGGAACCGTAGCTGAGATCAACTCGACCGGTTTCCTTAGAGGCAGAGGGGGCAAGTGGCGTGAGATTCGCCACTTGCGGAGAGGTGGTTTTCTTGCCGATTACTCAGGAATGCAGCACGCCGCCAAGGCGGTCTCCTGGAGCACGGCCTGGACTGATGCCTTTATTCGGTCCAGAATCGGCAAGAAGTGGGGATTCTTACCATCCCAGCTTCGGTTACATCCGAAGTCCTATGTAGCTTTCGAGCGAAGTAGGTCAATGTGGAACAGGAACTTTACCTGTCTACCGGGTCCCCCAACAGAGGATTCCACATTGCTTCTATCGGTCCGTAGGCCTTTAGATCCCGATGAGCAAGTTGCTCTGTTCCTGCATCAGTGGGCAACAGGTCGGGAGGGGGGTAGGAAGAGGGACGTATTTAACCCGTCTGTAGGTTTCGTACGTCGGACTTACTCGTACAGGGCTGTGAAGCCCTGGTCCCGGCTAACTTTCCTTGGAAAGCTGGCGGCTCTTAAAGTGGAGCCGGCGAGTAAGGAGGAGGAGCTGCGTTTTCTGCCTGCAGATTACGTCAGTTTAAGAGAAGATCTCGTCTTGAAGGAGCTTGCCGCTTTCGGCTCCTTAGTGTTCAATGACGAGTAACGTGGGAAGTGGTCCCTTGGCCAGAAATGCTGTGCCTGCACAGCGGTGGGGGTGAAAATGAGAGTGAGGTGGTGTCCACGCCGAAGAACGTAGGCCCGTGCCCCGATTGAAAACTAGGGCGGAAACTCCCTAGCCAGTAGGAGCACAGCATCCTTTTCCGTACTAACCCGTTCGTCATGACAATGGCGGCACGCTCCTTGAGTTTCAGGAGGCGGTTTGGGATTGGATGGGCATACGGTTTAGTAGGCCCCCCTTTCATTGTCACCAGGGTTTCTGGTTGGCGCAGTCTCGTAGTGGTTAGCGACCACTGGCT